CTGAACTGCTGTTGATTGAGCGCCTGTTGAAGTTGATAGTTCGCTTGCATCAAACTCTACTTCGTGAGTATAGCCTTGTGCAAGGGTTTCTAGGTTTCCGATTTTCTTTAATACTAATGCCATGTTATTATCCTCCTATTCTAAGATTATTTGATTATACCATGAGCTGCAGGAGCATAAACACCAAGTGTTAATGCACAATCTACGAAACCTCTTTCACCACCACCCATGTTAGGTAGGCGAGATGATCCCATAGGGATAAGCTCGTGAATACCATAGTAGTCAGGGTTGATCATATAACCACGATCATGGTTAGTGTTTGCACCTGAAACTGTCTCTGGGTTAGTAACTGGGTTCATGTTTACGATAGAAACGATACCGAAGTCTGATTGATAAATCTCAACAGATAGTTTGATTGTTGAGTTATTACCATCATAGTTCACATTACGAACTGTAGCAGTTTGGTCACCTAAGCGAGCATAGTCTGCGATCTGTTTACGAAGGTTAGTATCAGCGATAAGAACTAAGTTGTTAGCTTCACCATTTGAACGATAGATTGAGCGAATAACTGTGTTGAACTCAGTTTCAGTAATAGCTGAACCATTTGTATCAATAGATGCTGCAGGAGTTTCGTACTCATCAGGGATGTCAGAATTAGCGCCATCCAAGAACTTACCAAGTCCTCGCATTTTGTAAGGTACTGCACCTGTTTCTGCTTGACGATCATTGTCGGAAAGAATTGTTGCTTCAACATCTCTTTTCAATTCACGAATAGCTTTTGCTTCAGCTTGTGCAACTTTAGCAGGTCCTACAGAGTCAACAGCTTCCTGTAAATCAGAAACCATGAAGTCTCTGCGAAACTTCTGAATGTAGTTACCAAGGCGAGCGCGGCTTGCGAATTGGTCTGTGAATGATGTAACATCAGCACCTTCACTAATACCTGCAGTTGAGGGATCAGAAAGGTTATCGACACTCCACTCAACAAAAGTAGCATTAGCTTTCTGTTTGTTGGCAGACGAAAGAGCTGGTGTTTCTTCTGGCGCAAGGATAGTTAAGACATCTGTCAAATCCTCACGATTAGAAACACTTGGCCCTTGAGTTGTAACTGGCTGTAAAGCCGGGTTGAATGTATCTGAAATAGCCATTTTGGTTATTATTTAATTGTTATTGTTTGGATAATTGAGCAGTTCGATATTTGATGAAAGAATCTTTTGATCCACTTTCTTTAAATCTAGAATTTAGATCAGCGAGAGCCTTTTGACTTTTTTTAGTACGAGAGACTATTGGTGCAGATGAAGCACTTGTCTTTGGAGGTGTGATTGAGACTTTACTTGGTGTATCTTGTATTAGCTTTCTACCATAGATACTATTAGCTGCATGAGCAATAATGTATGGCAATTGGGCTGATATACTTGGTTCAACCTTGTCTTGTAGATCAATGAATCGCTTATCATTAAGCATTGCCTCGTAATTTTTACGAGTGTCATTGTCTTCACCACTAAGCCATTCTAACTCTTGCTTTGCTTGAGTATCAAATGCTTCTCTAAGTTGTTTTCCTTGTTCAACACTCTGTAACTTATTTAGTTGGTCTGGTAAGAATGTGTCTCTTGCTTTCCGAGCTTGCAATAAACTCTTTCTTACTTGAGCCTTTGTGACTTCTTTACCATCTACTTCTGTTACAATATCATCTGCTGCATAGCCATCTGACTCGAATAATGTGTCCTCTGCCCAGGAAATGATATCATTTACTTCCTGTGCTTTACCTTGGAGGTCTTCAATGGTTTCCAAGTTTGAGTAAGGATTATTTTCGATTGGCTTCTTAACATCAAGAGGATTACTCTTACCCTCTTGCATAGTTCTCTGCAACTGTGCTAATTTTTCTTCAGCCGCTTTTCGCTTTGCAGTAAGTTCACCATATCTGGCTACAGCTTTACTACCTAGCTTTTGACCAAGTTCTTTAATCTCATCCTCAGACATTTCGTCTAAGTTGTACTGTGAAAGAACATCAGTAGTTTCCTCTTCTGTTTCAGTAGGTAACTGCTCGTTAACCTCTTGCACTTCTGTTTCTTCTACTGTCGACTCTGGGACTACCTCTTCGGAAACTTGTTCTTCAACTGTCTCTTCGGGTTGTCCTAACCTACGAGCTATAAACTCGTCTGTTGATGTATTTGCCACAGGATTTGTTTCTGACTCTGCGATGTCAGGATTCTTTATATCTGTCATAATTTCCACTTTCTTTGCGCCTAAGCGATTGCGATAAATTCATTATAACATACTAACCAAATCGTCTTTTTATATCATCAAAGTTTACTAGCTGAATTATTTGATCGTATGCTAGTATCTTTCCACTTATCTGATGTAAGTCTTCGTAATTTGCTTTATGTAACTCAGCGATACATTCTTCTCTGAGTTCGTGGATATTTAGTATGAAAGTTCCAAAACTTTCGTGATGTTCAAGTGCTTGTATAGCTTCTTCTAGTGTCATATATTTTGTGTATCAATATTACCCATAGCCGCAGGTTCTGTACCTATGCGACCAATCTGTGCATTCTGCTGTTGTTGCATCATGAAAGTATATTGCCCTTGGTATTTCTCAAGTCTACCTCTAAACATTTCGTCTTGTGCTAGTCTTGCTTGTACATCAGGCTGAGAAACATACTGTTGTATTACTTGCATTGCAACTTGAGCGCCATTAGGTCTAGCTGGCATTTCAATACCAGCGAATATCTTAGCTAAGTCATCAGTAACTTGTTTGACCACTTGTTCCATTGCTGACTCTACTGGTTGTAGTATTTGGTCAGCTAATACTGGGTCAACAGAATTTGCTATAGCTGTGAGTAATTGGTCTACATTTATGCGACCATTTCTATCTAATGCAGTTAATGCTTGTATTTGTGCAAGTTTTTTCTCTTGTACTTCTGGGTCTGTATTTAATACATCATAAGATATAGTCACATCAAAGTCTTCGTTGGGATCACCTTTGCCAAATGTTTGTGGGTCAGGAGAACCTGTAACTCTAAAGAAAATACTATCGGGACCAAATCTTTGGAAACACTTGTATGCTAATTTAATTGTATCAGCACAATGTTTTAAAAATTTATTAGTTAAGAACTGTAGCTTTAGTTGGCTAATAGGAGTTCCATCTAATCCCATAAGTCTGTCGGCTTGATCCTGTAAAGTTGTTTCAATCTCTACTGAGCCAGATGGTGGTGGTGGAGTTGGAGCAAAGTCTAAGTCTCCCTTTCTTCGATAAGGTATGTATCGTCCAGGACCATAATCAGTTGGAGCTTGTCCAACAGGATGTATGATTGGAGGCAAAGTTGCTAGTGAGTTTCTATCAACTCTAGAATCTCTCTCAACTTTTACTTGGTTTTGTATACCACGAAGAAGATCAGGGGCAGTCATTGTATCATACAATCTCTTTGAATCCTCTGATAACTTAGTAACAACAATAGGATAATCCTCATAGCCATTCAATAATTCATGAATTGCATATGCAGGAGCATCATTGTTGCCACTAAATTGTTTATGGAATACAGTATAGTAGATTCCTTCTGAACCATCCTCTGGGTCAATCAATCGCTGGTATCCATAAATTAATTCTATTAAGTCTTCTGCTTCGTATCCATAATCTTGGATTAAGTTACTTCTGCGACCTTCTTGTTCCTTTTCAATATCAGAGACATCTACACCTTTGTAGTTCTCTATCATTTCTTGAACAAAGTCTGCATCCCATCCATCTGTAGTAACTTTTAGTTCCAACTCTTGTGGGGTATAGAAGCTGCGCCAAAAACAATATGGTGCTTTTTGTGGATCAGTAACATAAGCGGGGAAGAAGAAATCAAAGTCAGGGGCTAAGGTTTTAAGGTCAGGAGCATTTACTTGTCTCTTAACTATTGGAAGCTCTGCCTTACCTTTAGTTCTCAAGTCTTTGATAGCTTTCTTCGCCCTTTTCTCTGTTACTCCTTCAAAAATATTTTGCAATAAAGCAATAATCTCTGGTTCGTTCTGCCCGGTTTGTATTGCAGTCCCAACCTCTGGAGACATCTGAGATATCTGAACTAAGTCTAACTCTTGTAGAAACTTTCTATCTTCTCTTTGCCAACCAACATGACTAATTAAGATGCCGCGCTCTAACAAATAGTTACAACCTAACTCCATCTCTTTTTCAAATCTAGCTATGTAACCAGAGCTAATCATCCATTTAAGGAAACCAGATACTACCTTTGACCTAGCGATGTCACTCACTTCTACTGGGAATGCAGAAACATTCGCTCTGTTAAGAGATGACATCAACAAAGCAACTAGTCTTTGTATTCTCTCATCAATAACATGAGCTTCCATATCTGATGCACCTTCCCATGGAAAAGCATCTGCTCCATGTTTGCGATGGTCTCGGCTTTTACCAGCCCAATAGTTTCTGCGATTATCGTAAGAATCTCTGCATAAATCAAAGTATGGCTCTAACTCATTTACTGTTTGCTCGTAAGCATGGCGCAAGTGATTAATGTTTGGCTCATCTGAGATATATGTGAGTGACTCAGTAATTTCTTGGTCTTCCATATGTTTTTATTGTATCATTAATATCAAACGATCTTTGGGTCTATCATAACATATCTGTCATCTATCTCTTCTTCTACATGAATGAATTGTCCTGGTCTAGTCATTTTTGCAAACCTTGGTGACATTTTTACAGGCACTACACCATTCTTTTCTTTTATATGTACAAATACAAATCTAGGATTTGGGGCTTTGTTTCTTATTCTACCACGATAGACTCTGGCTTTCTTAATTGCCATAGGTATTGTATCCTCTAGCAAGTCTTGTCCTACCTCATCTATCCAAGTATTCTTACCTTTACCTGTTATTGATTCTTCTGTTAAGTGATTGAAAGCTATATCCATAGCTTCCTCAAAAGGAATATCGTAATCCTCTGCAATATCTTTTAGCCTTCTTTTAGCCATTGTTAGTACCCTCCCTTGGTATTCATTGTTGTTTCTAATTGTCGCCTCATTACATGGTTGGGGCCTTCACCACCATTTGTCATCCTAAGATATCGTATTACATCAAAAAAGTCTTTGAGGGCTTCGTCTGCTTTGCCCTTACTGCCATAGTTTATTAGTGAATCAATGAGGTTGCCGCAGTCTTCGTGTATATAACACATGGGTCTGTTCGCTTCATCTATTGGTACATTGGGGTTATAGTTGAACCATTCGTCTAGTGCATTGATTCCCACCTCTTCCATTCTACCATCACTAGCTATAAAGTTCATCCCATAGTCATCAAATGCCCTAAATAGGTCTTCGTTGTTCTCATTTTCCTTTGCAAAGAAGCGAGAGTCACCTATTCTTTCGTATGGTTTTACATTTAACTCAGCCTCTATTTCCTTAAATAAGTCTACATATCCCTCAATATTGTACCCAATCTTCTTAGATGCAGGACCATATCGCCACTTTGGATCACCAAACAATGCCCACTCTCCATATGTATTCCTATCAGGAAACTCTTTTGCTATGAAAACTCTACCTTCTTTATCTACACCTGCCCATATAGCAGTATAGTTTCTAGCACCCGCTGGGTCTACTACCATATATGTTGTGAACTCTCTTTGATTAGATATATCTGGAAAGCTAATACCATACTTGTTTGGCTCTTTGCCTAGAACATTTACCTCTGTATTAAACAATGGTAATAAAGTAGTCATTGATTTGACTGGCACACCATATGCTCTAACTAATATCTCTTCATCTGGGCGATCCTTTAAGTCCTTTGCTATTCGGTCATAGCCCCCAAATGGGTTTTCATCTGAATGCAAATAAACTACAGAGGCATCTCGCTTAGGACTATACTGTTTAATTGGCAATGGTTTATTATTTAGCAACTCAGCTTTTCTTGTTTCTTTGGTTTCTGCTCCTTGTAAGTAGTCTGATATAAATGGTGTGTACCCATCAATCGGAGTGAAACCTATCAATAGCTTTGAGTTCCTGGTCGCAAGACGAAACCTAAGAGTGTTAACAAGTGTAGCATCACCCAAGTATTCGTCCAACCATGTACCAATATTAAGAGCTGGCTCTTGTCTGAACCCAAATTCAAAACCCTCAAGTATTGTCTGATTGTTAGTAAATTGTGTATAAGTCTTGAAATCAACTCTAGTCCTAGTGTCAGGAAAGATAAAGCTACTGCCAGTAAA